AGTTTTGGTGCCTTTTATTGTCACTAATAGATTATACAATAATATGATAGAGATAAGCAGTGAAAATAAAAATGAAATAAAGGATAATGAACCTGCCGTTATGGTATGGGACCAAGCAGTAAAACATTGGGATGAGATTAAGGATAGAACTTTAATTATAGATGAAGCCCATTGTTTATTTCTTGATAGGACATATAGAGACGCTGCAATAGAATTATTAAATAATATCAAAAGAGATAACAGTAAAGTAGTATTATTTACTGCAACACCAGCAGGTGAAGCACAAGTTATTGATTGTGATTTACTTAGATTTTATGGTGAACGTGAAGACATTAAGACGAGAATTATTAAAGTGACGAACATTGATAGAGCTGAATATAATTATATAAATAAGGCATTAGAAAAAGGATATTATGATAAGATTGTGTTATTTGATGATATAAACGCAAAGAAGATTTATGAGAAAATTTACGTAGATGGGAAATATATTTTTGATACGGCATATATTAGAGCAGCCACGAAGAACAGTGAAGACTTTATTGAATTACGTGAGAATGAAAGACTCAATAAGAGACTCACAATATGTACGTGTGTTGCATTTAATGGACTTAACTTCAAAAATGAGAATGAAAGAATTTTGGTAGTAACTTCAGCATATAATGGAAATACAACAGGTGGAACTATTATACAGGAAGCAGGAAGAATAAGGAAAAGTAATGTGGAAGTGGTGATTTTCTATAATGATAAGGATGAAAAGGATAGTTTAGAAGACCAGATAACAAAGGCAAATGAAATGAACAAGGCTGAGACAGAATTAGGACTTAATGAAGATTTATTGGACTATAATAGAAGACTTCTCGATGATGATGTAGTAGATGCTCTTCATGAGATTAAAAGATATAATGAGCAAAAGGCAAATATAGAAGAAATTATAAAAGATTTAAATGATGCAGGATATTTCATTATTAAGAGATTAGACTGGACTAAACCAGAAGATGAGAAAAAAGGTATGACATTAGCGTTAAAGAAGAAAATGAGTGATGAATTTATAGAAGATATTTTTAATGGCAAATTTTTAATGAATAACTACAATGACAAAGAAGATAACAGTTATAAAGCAGCATGGAAGAAAAATATTGAAAGAACTTGCATGCACCCATTTTTCAAAGGCATAACAATAGAAATATATAAGGCACTGATAAATGTGACTAATAAAAAGAATTTGATTTCGACAATTATAGATAAGGTAAATAATATAATAAAGATTTGCACAATCAGCAAGGACGAATGGAAGCAGTATGAAAATAATATTGATGTGATAGCTAATATGCTGTCGAATGATATAGACAAAAGAGATTTGAGAAAGAATTATAAGGCAAAGAAAAAAATTAGGGAAGAATATAGTGAGTATGTTAAAATAGAAAAGGATGAATTAGGTGTAGTTAGTTTTAACTTCTCTGAGTTAAATGATATGATGATAAGAAAAGAGCAAGAGAAATATAACAAAGAAAAGGAAGCAAAAAGAATATGTAAGGAAATTAGGATAGTTGTGACAGATAAATTTAAGAGAGCAGATAAATATAATTTAGCCATAGGACAGCAATTTGATAGTGAAAAGCAACTAATAGAATATAGTGGGAAAAATAAAATGGCAATATTAAGATGGAAGAAAAAAGAATGGATTAAAGCAGTTTAACAATAGGTTTTATTTTTTAACATATGGTTTTAAAAAGGTTACCTACAAATAACCCTTATATATATAGGTGTATTTTTAGGTAACCTTTTTTCTATATAAAGTGATATGTTTGTAATGTGCTCGCTACTACTAGACACGGGCAAAGATAGGAAAAAATGATTATTAAAATATACTATTTTTCAAAATGGTATTATTTTTAATATATAGATTAAATCACCGATATGAAAAGATTAGACACTTATATAAACGATTTTAAGGGAATGATAGATGATTTGTTTTTGACTGAAGATGATGCTAATTATTTGGGCGTAAATATAGACACATTATATGCCTATGCTGATATGATAATATATGATTATGACGAACCATATATAAACAGAAAATATAAAGAAGAGATGTTGAAGATTACTCATAACATAAGACATAGATTTGGAGGAGAGAACTATAATGTAATTATACAACAATATATGAATGAAATGGACAAGCAGATTAGGAAGATTAAGACAGACACAGCTTGTTATGCTATACTAAACACAACTTATTATAACGAATATTATGCCGACGATAAATAGAATAAGACCTACATTTAAGCCACCAAAGAAGCCAGTTAGTTTTTTTGATAATGATTACGGGAAGTATTATAATATATGGAGAGAACAACGTAATAACTATTATATGCTACACCCTTTGGATGAACTAGACTTGCTACAAGGTAAGACTACAGCAGCAGCTCACGTCCATCATTGTGTGCCATTTGGACAGTTTAATGATGAAGATACAAGATATTTTTATTTGACCTGTGAAGATAACTTTATCTCATTAAGTAAAGACAATCACTATAAGATACACTTTCATCCAGAATTATTGACAGATAAAGAGAAGGAACTATTGAATGAACGAATAAAGAAGACACAAGATAAATATATAAGATGGAATTTGGGATTAGACATATGCTGACATTACTTATTTTTATTTTGATTATTTATTTGGTAATAAGAGAATGATTTCTTTCATTGTTTAAATATTTATTTTTGAGTAGAGGCTAAATGTTTAGCCTCTTTTTTCTTAACCTTAAAAATACATAGATATTATATAGAACCATTCTCTCGTTTCATCCGATGACACCTGATGAACTCAAACTACATTTATAATAAAATATATTAGAATTATATCAGAGCATCTTAGAGAGCATCTGGTGAAACGAGAGAGCATATTATTATCTATTTAATTTATATTGTAATAATTTCTAAAAATATTTTATGATTTTATCGAAATACTATTATAACTTATTATCAATCAATAACTTGTACATATTCACAAATAAAACCATTTTTTCTCATAACTTATTATAAATCAATAACTTATAAAAACTGCTTTATAATTATATTACTTTTTAATAACTTATTATAAATCAATTACTTATAAGCAATAAAATCGTAATAAATTGCTACTTTCTTATGACTCATTTTATAACTTATTAGAACTCAATAACTTAGATAACGGGGCTATAGGTAAAAGATGAGCATCAGAAGAAAATATCGCCCCCAGTAAAGATTTTTCTCACAGTCATTTTTAGGTCTTTTTGTATATAAATCAATTACTTAGTTTTATGCCTTTGTATATAAATCAATTGCTTAGAACTCACATTACAAAAACTCGCAAAATTTTTTTACATTTTTTCGAAAAAAGTATTATTTTTAATTATACAAAAATATATAAGAAGAACAACTATGAATTTTGATGTTAAAAAGAACTACGCAAAATACAGACCAGAAATAAGAGATTACATGCAGCTGGTTGTGGATAATTTACTAGAGCATAATGGGAAGATTGACCCATCATATAAGATTGGTTTAGACCTTATGGCAATGAATCTAGAACTCATGCTTAGAGCTATGGACGATATAATGAAGGAAGGATTAGAGCAGAAAGATTATAACAATCGTGTTGTGAAAAATCGCTCACTTCAGGTTTTCAATACAGCACAGTCTTATTTGATTAAGCTAATAAATCAATTTGGATGCACACCGAATGGAAAAAAGAAACTTAAGATGATATTACCTTCATCTCCAGCTGGTGGTGAAGACCCTATAGATGATTGGGCATAAATATAAGTGATTGGTTGATAATAGGTTATGGATAATTTAGCAAAGTATAAGACCTATGCTGAAGATGTCCTAAGCAATAAAATAGTCGCATGCAAAAATATTAAGTTGGCATGTCAAAGATATTTAGATTGGTTTAAAAGAGATGATATTGAGTTTAGGGCAGATAAGGCAGATAGAGTTGTTAGGTTTATTGAGACACTAAAACATTTTAAGGGTGCTGTTGCTGGTAAACATTTCATATTAGAAGAATGGCAAAAGTGGGTATTATATAATATTTTCGCTTGGTATTGGAAGGGAACTAATGAACGAGTGACAACGAAAGTATTATTGATGATAGCGAGAAAGAACGGCAAGAGTGCCTTAGCTGCTGCGATAGCGTTATATTTATTAGTTGGTGATGAAGACCAAGGTGTGCAAGTCGTTAACGTTGCGAACACTACTCAACAAGCGTCATTGTTATTTGAATTTGAAGAGAACATGTTGAAGTCGATTGACCCACATTTACGTTATTTCAGATTTGTACGTAATAAGATAAGATATACAAGAAAGAAGTCATGGGCAATGGTACTAAGTCCTGGCTCACCGGGACTGGATGGTTATGGTGCTCATTTTATATGTGATGAAAGTCACATGTATAAAGATAGTAAGTTATGGGACGTTTTGATAGGCGGCCAGATGAATTTGACCAGTCCTTTAGCAATAAACATTTCAACAGCAGGACATAATAATATTGGTTTTCTTGCTCAATATAGAGAGATGTGCGTAGATATATTGAGTGGTAAGAAAGAGAATGATAGTCAGTTTTCAGCAATATATGAGCTAGACCCTGATGATGATTGGCAAGATGAAAGCGTATGGATAAAAGCTAATCCGAATTTGGGTGTCTCAGTCAACATTAGGAAGCTGAGAGACCAAGTATTACAAGCTCAATCGTCCACTATATTATCAGCAGAAGTATTGACGAAGAACTTCAATAGATGGGTGCAAAATATGGATGCATGGATGTCCGATGAATTGATTACCAATAATATGGAAGCACTCGATATGGATAAGTTAGCAGGTGAAAAGTGCTGGATGGGTGTGGATATTTCAGCAACACAGGATTTAACAGCATGGTCATTGATGTTTCCGCCCAATAAGAAGCGCGATTACTACCCTGATAAGTATATATTTAAGACATATCTATACGTCCCAGAACAGACATTTATTGATAGTAAAAATAATGCTCTATATAGACAATTTGAGCATGAAGGTTTTGTTAAGAAGACAAAAGGAAACGTTGTTGACCAAGAAGAAATATTGAAGGATATGTTAGATGTAAAAAAGAAGTATAATTTGAAGCTGATGACAGTCGCATATGATGATTGGAACAGCATTCAATGGAGTACGAATGCTGAAAGAGCTGGATTGTATTTGGTGATTTATTCTCAAAAGGCAATGAATTTCAATATCCCCACTAAGTCATTTGAGATATTGATTAACACAGATAAGATATTACTTGATTATAATACATGCGTAAGATTTTGTTTTCAGAATGCTGTATTAAAATATGATACAAATGACAACTGTAAGCCAGTAAAGCCGTCGAAGCAAAGACATAAAAAGATAGATGCTGTTATTTCTATATTGGAGTCGCTAGGAATTTATTTGATAGAAGAGAAGCAAAACAGCTCACAAGCTGGAGATATATTTATATTACCAGCAAAATAATAAACTAAAATTGAATGTTTTAGCAAAAAAAAGTATCATTGAAAATATACTATTTCTCAAAAAAGTATTATTTTTAAATATAAGGAATTATATGTAATTACATTATGGGTTTATTTGATTTTTTCAAAGGTAAAAAGCAAGTGCGCTCTATAAAAAATTTGACATGTGTGCAAAATGGAACAAAGATTCCATCATGGAACATTTCATATAATTATAGAGAGCAAGAAGACAAGATGTTATCTTCATTTTTCGCTGGTTTAGAGCTGATAAGTAATAATATAGCGATGATGCCGATTAAAGTTAGAGAGAAGAATGGACAAGGAAAGACAGATGTATTTGACCACCCATTATATAATGTGCTGAACAGCATGCCACAGTCGAAGTTTCATTTTATGAAGCGGATTATCCAAGATGTTATCATTAACGGTAATGGTTATGCATATATAAAGCGCTCTGGTGATGGTAAAATAAAGTCGTTAGTTTATTGTCCTTCTCAATATGTGCAGCCACGATGGAATTTAAATAAGCAAGAACTATATTACACTTGCTCATTAGTTTCTAAGACGAAGATAGAGCCAATAAATATGCTCCATTTCATTATGTATAGTGAAGATGGTATTACTGGTGTTTCTCTATTGAGTTATATGTGCTCAGCATTAGATTTATCTAAAGCGACAGAAGATGCCGCTAGACGATTTTTCACAAGTGGTTGCTCTATAAATGGTATTTTGACATATCAAGGACGTTTAGATGAAGACCAGAAGAAAGAAGTTTATGACCAGTGGGTAAATGACAACTCAGGCAAGTATGTTGATGGTAAGTATATAGAAGGAAGGAACGTTGCTGTATTGCCTGGCAATATGAAGTATGAGCCAACTGGTGCTAATGCTAATGATAGCCAGCTGATAGAGACAAGACAATATAATATTAGCGAGATTGGACGTTATTTAGGATTGAGTCCTATTGACATGGGTGATTATTCGAACAGCTCATATCAGTCTATAGAAGCAGAACAAGATGCTCGCGTCACACGATTACTTCCTTGGGTGACAATGATAGAGAATGAATTAAATAGGAAGATATTGACACCATCAGAAAAGGAGATTTACGTTATCGATTTGGATGAGAAGTATTTATTGAGAACAGATAGAACTACACAGGCTAATGTATTACGAACATTATCTACTTCAGGATTTATTAGTATTAACGAAGGACGTGCAGAACTAGGTTTACCACCTATTGAAGGTGGCGATAATCACTTTATAAATTACACAGATTTGAGTGCCAACACTGTTGAAGAACAAGACAAAAATATTATAACAGACGAAGATGAGCAATAAGTTAGAGAAGCAGTTTCGCTCTATAGAAGACATACACATTTCAGAAGAGGGAAGAACGATTGAAGGTTATGCAATAAGGTTTAATGAGCCAAGTAATTTTATGGGTTTCGTAGAGATTATTCGACCTGAAGCTGTAACACAAGAGATTATAGACAAGAGTGACATATATGCAAAGTTTGACCATAGGGACGATGCAATATTAGCAAGACATTATAAGCCATTGGGTATAAATACTTTACAACTTGAACTACGTGAAGATGGTTTATTTTATTCATTTGAAGCACCACACACTACATATGGTGATGAGGTTTTAGAGCATATTAAACGAGGCGAAATAGTTGGCTCTTCATTTGGTTTCTACCTTGCTCCAAATAACAAAGGTGTAGAATTAAAAAGAGAGGACGGAGTTTCATATAAGATTATTCATAATATAATGGGGTTATTTGATGTTTCTCCAGTTTTTCGTCCAGCATATCCTACTTCAACTATAAACACACGCTCTCAGTTATTAGATGAAGCTGATGCTCGTGAGAAATTGTATGATAGTTATATGCAAGATATTGACCAGCAAGTCGTAAGAGCTAGTGATATTGTTATAGAGATGATATAATATTTTCAAAATGTTATTATATCATTATGAAAATGATAAAATTTTCATTATTAAAAATATACTATTTTTCAAAAAAGTATTATTGGAAATATACTATTTCTCAAAAAAGTATTATTTTTAAATATAAATACTTTATTATTAAATATATACAACAAATATATACACTAAAAATATACTATAGTATTATAAATTTATGAAAAACTCAGTTGAATTAAGAGACGCTATTACTAATCTTCGCAACAACTGTAAAGATATAGTTGAGAAATGCAAAGTGGAAATGCGTGAGATGACCGAAGAAGAGCAAACTCAATTTAATGATGCTAAGCAGCAAATTGCTGATTTAACAGCTGAACTTGAAGCTCTTAAGGCTAAGCTGGCTAAGTATGAAGAGGAAGTGCCAGCAGAACTTCCCGAAGAGGAAGAAGAACCTACTGAAGAGGAAACTTCAGAACAAAAAGAAGAAAAAAATAAAGAGGAAAGAAATATGAAAGAGAAATTTTCACTTATTGAAGCTATAAACGCAGTTGTTGAAAAGCGTGCGATGACTGAAGGAGCTCAAAAATTACTGAACGCTGGCCGCGAGGCATTCACACGCTCAGCAGTAAATTACGCTGGTGACATTCAGATTCCTTTAACACGTACACTTGGCGATTATTCTGTAACCGCTAATGGTGCCGACCTTGTAGGAACTGAGGTGAAGGACATAGTTGGACCACTTCGTCCTAAGAACGTCTTAGTTAACGCTGGTGCTGAATTTTTAACTGGACTTAAGGGTGACCTTGTTCTTCCAGTTATGACCGCCTCTAATGTATTCTGGGAAGGTGAAGAGTATAATGCAAAGGATGGCAAGGGAACTACTGACTCAGTTAAGTTGACTCCACATATCTTGACATCTTATGTTGACATCACTAAGCAACTTCTTGCTCAATCTACTCCTGATATTGAGGCAAAACTTTACAATGACCTTATTGATGCTATTAACACAAAACTTGAAGCTACTATCTTAGGTGATGGTGACGGATCTGACTCAGGTGTTACTGGTATTGCTAATGGTGCTACCGCTACTACTATTGCTAGTTTTGCTGATATTACCGCTATGGAAGCTGCTGTTGAGGATGCTAATGTATTAGGCGAACTTAAATATGTTGTTTCTCCAAGCGCTAAGGGTAAACTCCGTAACCTTGCTAAGAGCACTAAGAGCACTCAGCTTGTTATGGAGGGTGGCGAAATCGATGGTACTCCTGTTGAGGTGACCAAGAATGCTGATTCTACTACCGCTAACGTTATCGTTGGTGCATGGAAGTATTTAACTATTGGTCAATGGGGTGGACTTGATATTACTGTCGATACCGTAACTCAGGCTACTAAGGGCAAGATTCGTCTTATCGTTTCTGCTCTGCTTGACGCTAAGAAGACTGTTGACGGAGCATTTGCCTTCGGTAAGATTTCCTAAAATATTGAATTTTAATTACTTAGATTAAACTCATTATTTTATATTTGTGATAATTAGTGAGGGCAGGAGACTCTTCCTGCCCCACTATTAAAAAAAATATGATTATGAAAGGACATGCATATTACATTAGATAAAGTTAAGAAGCACCTAAACGTTGATGACTGGTATAAAGACGATGATGATTATATAATGAGCCTTGTTGAGGTTGCTGAAGCTGCTGCTGCAAAACATCTTCAGAGACCAATGTCCTTTTATGAAGATGCTGATGGTAATTTACCGCCAGCTCTGGAACAAGCATGTTTACTTTTAATAGGACATTTCTATAACAACCGTGAAGCCGTCAATTTCTCTTCATTGACAGAAGTGCCCTTAGCATTTAATTATTTAATGGACTTATATGCTCATTATAATAAATATATCTGCTCTTACTAGATATGTTTGCTGGAAGATTGAAAGAGAAGATAAACGTATATAGAAAGAAGGACATAACTTCTGAGTATGGTGACCAAGCATTTGAATTAGAATACAAACTTTCGACAAGGGCGGGAATTTCATTTGCGAATGAGACAAGACAAGTTTCTAATGAGCAATTACAATTTCCCTACACACTAAAATTTTACGTAAGATTTTATGTGCCAATAGAAGATGATGACATTATAGAATGGGATAATAAAAAGTGGTATATCGTAGAACAACCATTTGATAGAGAGAAGCAAGAAAAAACTATTTACGCAGCTGAATTACATGAGTGATGAATTAATACAGATAACACCGCTGGGATATGAAGAGAAGATAAAAGACTTTGAAGACTTTCAGTTAAAGATACAAGAGCGGATTTTACGAAAAGCCTATACTAAGGGTGGACGATACTTAATGAAACAGTTGAAAGCGACAATTAGAGGAAGCGGTATAAAAGCGACAGCACGAAGTGAAAAATATAGTGATAGATTGATAGATGCAGTTAGAGGAAAATTTCATCGCGGAAGAGGAGTGAATGATAACTCATTTTTTAAGGTACATGAAATGGGAACAAGGGGAGCTGGCTCAGGAACATTCAGATTAAGATTTTTCGATGTGGGAACTAAAGAGAGAGTGCAACAAAGGACATCAAAATTAGGAAATGTTTTTACATTTCGTGTGGGAAGAATACAAGCATATAATTTTATGGATAATACAGTGGCAAGTAGCTCATCTGCAATAGAAACAACAGTGGCACAGACGATAGACGAAGAGATAAATAAATATAAAGATAAATTAAGCTAAGACACAACTATGAATAATTCAATACTAATAGGCAAATATATCGCAACATTTATAAAGTCTGATGATTTTATAAACTCCCAGACAGGTGGACGAATATGGCCACTTATAATAAATAAAAAGAATGATGAGATAGTTTACCCACTTATTGTATATGCAAGGACAGGTGATAATATTTCATATGATAAAGATGGGCGAATTAAAGATGACCTTTCGATTACAATAGTTATAATAGATAAAAATTACGAACGCTCATTACAATTAGCAAATGCGGTACGCAAGTGCCTTGAATACAAAACATTTCAAGACGAGAACATATATATAAGTGACATCAGATTAGATAATGCATATGAAGACGACGCTGATAACTACTATTTACAAACATTGAATTTCATTTTTACGATACAATAAAAATATATATATTTTAATATCATGTTAACAGATAAAATTAAACAGGGTAAAGATTTAATGCTCTTTACAACTATGGACCAATACACATCTACTGTGACACTGTCACCTGACGCAGCTCCATATGTTGACCAGAAGGCATATGTTGCTATTGCTCATGCAACCAACCACACCATTTCATTTAGCTCTGAATTTCAGACTATTACTTCAAAGGACACTGGACTTGATGAATTTAGTGCTGTTAGTGGACGCAGCTGGACAATTTCAGCAGACGTTTTGACAACTAAAGATTTTGAGAAACTTTATGAAAAATATCAAGATGGTACAAACATTTTCTTGGCATTTGGCTCTGCTCAACTTTCTCATGTTGAGACCAGCACTGTTTCACAAGGACCTGCTAACCCGGGCGATTTGGTACCAGCTGATGCTGATAATGACATATGGGAGATTGACCCAAACAAGACCTATTTTTATGGTAAGGCAAAGATTGAGAGCCTTGAATTACAGGCTGAGAACGGCAACTTCTCCACATGCTCCATTTCTCTTAAGGGACAGGGCAAGTTAAAAATTGCCAAAGGCACATCATTTTAAGCCATAGTTTTATAATATATTTTTTAAGTGGGCAAGTATAATTACTTGCTCATTTTTTTATTGAATGTTTTAGTAAAAAGGTATCATTGAAAATATACTATTTTCAAAAAAAGTATTATTGAAAATATACTATTTTTCAAAAAAGTATTATTTTTAAATATAAGGAAAATATATCTTAACTACAACTATGAAAATTACAATTTACGACAAGGAAATAGAATTACAAGACACAAATAGGGCGATAGTGATTTATGAAGGAATTACGGAAGGCATATTTAAATTAAATACCTTAACTGATTGGATGACTTTCTTTTATGCAACAATACAGGGCTCAGCCTTGAAATTAAAGATTACTCTACCACCATTTACCCTCGATGATTTTATTGATTACTTAGATGAACACGATAATGCTCTCATAGAATTTATGGAATGGTATAGTAAGGTAAAAGGGGTAGAATTACAATATAATAAGGATAAAAAGAAGGCAAAAGCCAGCAAGGAGGATGGTAAAACGCCAAAAAAATAACAATGACAGAATGTTTTCGGCTCTTAGTAATTGAATACCATTTAGTTAGTGCCGAATACTTTCTGGATTATATGACACAATATGAATTAGACATATTTCTGGGGCAATTAAATTATGCATATCGACCTGAATACGAACAGATGCGATTTTTGGCATATATAAATGTAAGCCTTAATATGGATAGAAAAAAACACCCTAATTTTGATGCATATGACATCGTAAAATTCCCTTGGGAAAATGAAGAACAACAGAATACAGCTGAGCCAATGACAGAAGAAGATTATAAACGATTGGATTACACAGCAAAACACTTAAATATAGATTGGAGCAAAGTATAGAATGGCAAACTTAGTAACGAACATAGGCGGCAATGCGTCAGGTCTTATATCAGCATGTGAGAAAAGTAAGAACTCATTAAAGAAGCTACAGAACGAACAGAAGGAGATGAAGGGAGCATTAGGACAACTCACATCTTCTTTTGGAATAAGTATTGGTAAATTAACTGCATGGGGTGCTGCAATAGGTGCCGCTAAGGCTGCTCTTAATGTGATGAAAGATGCTGTATTTTCTTCAGAGGCTAATATTGATGCATGGGGGCGAACAGTTGATAGTGCTAAGTCGTTATATCAGGGATTTTTAAACTCTTTAAATAATGGTGACATTGGTGGATTTTTAAGTAATATTAGCAGCATAGTAAGCGCAGCACAAGAAGCTTATAATGCGCTTGATAAGTTGAGCACATTTAAAACCATTTCTGCACCTGAAAAGGCTGGAATAAAAACTGAGATTGACCGTGTAAGGATGATGCTTAGAACAGGCAGGTATATTTCAACTCCAGGTGGAAAGAACCCATTTAACTTAAAAGACGGTCAAGTTATGACAGCAGAACAGAAGCAAGCTTATGCTAAGCGACTGAACTATATGACAGGACAATATAAGAAAACACTAACGAAACAAATAAATTTTACGGACGATGCAGTTGAAGCATTATACAAAAAATTAGGTAAAGAGAATGGACTTTCTAAGCAAGAATTTAAATATTTAGTAAGCAATTGGGACAATTATGATAAAGTCATGGAAAATGTTAGGAGATATGACGCATGGAATAAAGAGAACGTCCCAAAATGGCTTAATACGATGGACTCAAGGAATAGAGATGCTTGGATAATGGCGAACAACCCATATTACAGCAAAAAAACTATAAAGTATAAGAATTTTGCTGACGATAGTGACGCTGTTAAAGAATTACAACAATACCGACTTGAAAGTATAGCTGCCCGTGGTGAGCTTGCTCAAACACAAGGACAAGCAAATATGGCGTTAAATAGAGTAAATAAACAAACTGGTGGCTCATCTAAAGGTGGCTCATCTAAAGGTGGCTCTGGTAAAACAACAAAAGAGGAAGAAACAACAGAAGAGACAGTTGTTAAACTCGAAGATTTGAACATTGAATTAGCCGAAAGTATAGATGCCTTAGATGAATTATCTAGCGCAATACGTAAGATATATGGCTCCACAACGTCACAGGGTGAACGTAATTTAGCAACAGAATTATTGAAAGCTGTTGATGAAAGACGTAAAAAATTTACAGGTGAAACAGATATACAACCTGTCTCTAAACCTATATCATTAGACGAATTATATGTTGGTGACGCAAATAGTATAGAAGAATTAGATGACATTATATCAAAAGCGAACACTATTTTTAATACATCTTCAAGTGGCTATGAACGCTATAAAGCAACTGGAATTATTGATGCAGCTAATAAAAAGAAAAATTTATTGGGTGGCGACCCGCTTAATGGATTAAAAGAATACAGAAAAAATTTAATGACCAAAATATCGCAGGGTGACACAGGAATTGACATTGGTGCTATTATGGAAGAACTAAAAGAAGTTGACTCTTTAATTAACTCTGTTAATACTAATAACCCTGTAGAGGAAGCTGGTAATGCTGCTGCTACAGCATGGGGGCATGTTGGAGAAGTGTTAGGACAAGTTGGACAAGCCTTTTCTCAGATAGAAGCTCCAGAACTCCAAGCTGGTGCAATGATAGCACAAGCATTAGCCAGCGTAGCTATATCATTCGCCAAAGCACTAGATAAAGAGAGTAAATTAGGTGTATGGGGATGGATTGCAGCAGGATTGGCTGGTGTAGGTGCACTCTTTAGTATATCAAGTGCCATTAAGAGCGCCAGTGCATATGCAGAAGGTGGTATAGTTGATGGAAACTCATACACTGGTGATAAGTTATGGGCAAGAGTAAATAGTGGTGAAATGATTTTGAATAGAAGACAACAATCAAATGCATTAAGAATGATAGATGCAAAGGGAGTTTCTTCTTCTGGCATGCCAGCAACCATAACATTAAGAGCAAGGGGCAAAGACCTTGTTGGGGTGCTCTCAACAACAAATAAAATATCTTCAAAAATTTAACAACTATGTTTTACGTTAACAGATTTTACAATAACAACCAAGAAGCGATAGACGTGATAATATCGACAGATAAATTTTATCCAGCCTTTGACTATACTTCTATAGATGATGTTAAAGCAGACCCCAATATTACTGAAGTGACAGATATAGATTTAGATTATGATGAGCCTGTGACTATAGAATACAAGAGTGAAGATGGACTATTTTCTCCAATAAAAAGCTGTGGAGCAACTATATCTATCGTTTCAGATACGCCTTTGACTGACCTATATACGAATGATGCAAAAGCGAATACGGTGCACATAATACATCATAAGGCAGGAATAAATAGAACAATAAACAACAATAAAAGCTCTAAGTTGTTAAAAGGTAATAACTTAGAGAAAAATAACTCTACTCCGACAATTGAAGGCAATTATTACCATTATGACGAACAGATTTCTTTCACACAACTATATGAAAAACACACCATAGAATTTCCATCAGATTACTTTATAACATATATAATATATAACAAGAATGATTATGAAGTGACCTTTGATGGTAATATAATGACATTGAAGCTAATATCATATAATGCCAGTGAAGTGAATGTTTACTATTATACTGAAGGAACAGATTCAGATACCACTACGACTACGACAGAAGAGCCAACTACGACTACCACAGAAGAGCCAACTACGACTACCACAGAAGAGCCAACTACGACTACTCCTGCACCAATAAGACATATTTCTAGTGGTACAACCAATGGAGTTGAATATTTCTGTGAAGAGTGGTGGGAATATCCTACAACATCTACTGAAGCCCCAGTTAAGGCTAATTTGACATCTATAAAGGCAACTAATAATACTAATAATATAGAAGGTGAAAATGATGATACTGCATATGAAGACACTGCAACTACGACTATACCGCCTGAGCAAAATTTCATATTAAATATTGTATCTTCTGTTAAGCCCCCTGAAGCCGAGCCAGACCCAGACCGTTTTAACACTACAACAGTTTTTGATTGGACTAATGAAGATTACGAGATTTTATTTAAAGGCTATGTGACACCAAATGAATACGAACAGCCATATAATACAGTTGATAAGATTGAATTAGAATGTATAGATGCTCTGTCAGTGTTAAAAACTATAAAATTTAATTCACCATTAGAAGGCATACAAAGCTGGGTTACAGTAGGCATACAAAGATGGATTGACATACTGGGGTATATTATTTGGAACACAGGCATTACAGATCTAGAAGGACATGTTAGAACATTTATTGAAGCATATAAATATATATTACTACCTTGTTCTTATGGAGACAAAAATAACTCGTTTTTTAAATTATGGCAAAGTACTAATAACTTCTATAGTGATGATGAAGATGCAGAGCCATGGAGTATGTATGATGTGCTAGAAGAATTTGCTAAAACCTTTAGTTTAACAATAGTGCCATTTCAAGAATACGTGATTTTTGTTGACCCATATAATTTAGACGGCAATTATATATTACAAGAGGTTGGTGACCCTGTTGAAGGTGCTGAATACAAATTAGATGCAAGTGGTGCTATAACAGAAGATTTATTATACAAAGGAACAGGCGCAACTATATCATATGAAGATTATTATGATAATATTAAAATAAATGATAATTTCTATAATGCTAAGACTGTTATAGACATGAAAGATTTGTTTAAGAACATGGATTTTGAATGGCTCACTTCTATGCGTGTCCCAAATGACCCATATAATGAATACCCAGGTGACTGGATTGGATTTCCTAAAGACCCTTGGTTTAGAGAACATCGTTTTGCAGATAGAAATACAGCAACCATTAATTTATATAATTTTCTAGCACCTAAATATACAGAAGAACACGGAAAACGTATAGCAGATAAGCATTTTAAATGTTTAGATTTTGTTGAGCGTGTTTATTGTAATGGGCAGATGGGTGATGAAAATATTGATAACTATAATGGTAATAACCAGTTTTTAAGAGAACACTGGCTTATACATGATAACCCTGTGACAGATAGAATACCAGCAGATAACTATTATGACTTCTATCCAGGAACATATGCGGAGGGCAACCCATTTTATTTCTTTGACCTTAGCATGACTCAACATAACTACCCATCACCAAGTAATTATCATGGTGTGGATAGTGCACTTCCTAATCAGGTGGCTAATAATTACCTATTTCAATGGAATTATAATGACACAATGTTAGGGAGCTCGCAAAGACTGTTAGGACCTGTATGGACTGTGCCAGTTATGCATGCTACTATAAATAGGCCAAATGGTGATGAACCTAATACTGTCAACTTTGAATATTTACTTTGCTCTAAGCGTGAAAGTAGTATTAGAGGTGAGGGTGCTGGCTCTGTATGGCCACGATTCACCAATGTTGAATTTATTTCTGATGACACAATATTAGATGAAGATACTGAGATTGTAATTAGCGGCTCTATGTCACATTCATATAGACCATATTTTGATGACAGTAGAACTATTAGCTATTCTCCAGCTCATTTTCAAGTGATGATTTACGTAGAAGACCAAAATGGTAACTGTTGGTACTTAAAAAAGAAAAAGGTTGGCTCATCTAGAACATGGGCATATGATTGGGAAAAACACATTGGATATATAGACTGGGTAAAAAACTTTAATAAAAGAATACAGCCATATACAGCAGTACAACAAAGGCCATATGTCATCCCTATAGAACTGGATAGTGATAGGATAACAGAAGGAACTTTTGTAAACATTAAAAACACTGTAAAGTGGAATGACTATTTAACAGATAATGTGCAAGGATATAAAGTGCCATTGATAATACGACTTATTACTAAAGGGGTTACAGCGGGCAAAATACATGTGGCAATATTAGATGATAGGATAGACCAAGAAAGAGCGACCGAAGCAATGTATGATACATGGCCTTTAATTGATTATACTAAGGGGTGGATAAGGCATGATAATATGTTTAACTGGTATAAAGATTTTAAGGTGACTGTCACAAGACGCTCATACCTGCCTGACCAGATTAAAGATAATGATAATGATGTTATTTATACTATTGACTTTACTGATGATAATTTATTGAAAGACAATACGTTAAAAGTTGATTTGAAGATAAATACACAGCAAGAAAACAGAAGCTCATCACACTCATCATTACTAAGTAATTTTGGGGATGATTATTGGGTACCTTTGTCATCTGCAACAAAATTTAATTATAATGGCTCAGCTGATAAGTATGAGATAGAACACATTTTGATTAACAAACTATATACTCATTACAAGACACCTAAGATTATATTAGATATACCTATAGACGGAAGTTTAGTAAACCCATTAAGCCAAATAGAATATGATAATATGGGCATTACTGATAATAAATGTTTCTTAGTAGATACTCAAAGTCTAGATGTCAAAAACAAAATAAATAACTTGACATTGGTTGAGATAAATAAAGACGATGTCGAACATATGCTAGATGATGGTGGTGCACCTATTACTAAAAAGGCAAGAGTGAAAGTAGATAGAAAGGCTACGAACCCATATAATATTGATATGAAGAGAGACGTAAACATTATTAGAGAAGGAAGGAGATAAAAAATATACTACGATTTATATATGCAGAAGACTTGGAAGGAATTAGGTTTTAAAGATAAAATTTCATATGTTTTGTGTGTGTGCTCTTTTGTTTTCGGCATTACCTTAACTTTTATTGGAATTTTTATACCGCCGCCCGGGGAAATACATGGGAGTGTGCTCACTGTGATAGGCATGTTTCTTACCTTTTGTGGAAGTATATTGGGAATTTCACAACATTATAAGGTAGAATTAGAAAAGATTAAAGCAGAGATTACTGACAAAATTAATGCAGAAAACACAGAAAATACGGAATAATAAAAATATATAGTTTTCAATTACTTATGAATAAAATTAGAATTGGGAAAAACATTAGATTTACTTGGACGCTCACTTATAATGGTGAAGCGATAGATTTAAGTGAGTATAATGTTGAAGTGGAGATTACCACACCCAAAAGAACTAAGGTGGTGATTACCCCAGAAGTGGAAGGCAATGTATTGACCTTTGAGTATAAAGGGAAAATGACTGGTGCTCATTATTTGACCTGTTATGTGGATAGATATACTAATAGTGAGACTTCATGTGACCAGAAAGATGCCTTTTATATATGTGAGAAGACATATATGGAAGAAGATACTCAGGAAGGCGACTTACAGACTGAGACCATAGAGCTGATAGGCAAAATGGAAGGTGGTGCTATAGGACCTAAAGGACCTAAAGGTGATAAGGGTGATAAGGGTGATAAGGGTGACAAAGGAGACCCATTTACCTATGATGATTTTACACCAGAACAAATAACTGAATTACAACGACCTGCTACCGAGGCGGCTATCAATGCTGATGCAGCAGCTGTTAGTGCTATGGATGCTGCGTATAAAGCTAGCACTGCCGCAGATACCGCTAATGAAGCTGCCACAAATGCTGGTTATGCTGAACAGAATGCTAATGCTGCAGCTATCGATGCATGGGATAAAGCCCAATATGCAGAAACACAAGCTAATAAAGCAAAGGATTATATAGATGATATAGATGGACTTTTTGCTGCTAAGGCTGATAAACAAGATTTGCCTAATGATGTGACAAGGACAGCAACAGATGCTACATTTGTGCATGTAGAAAATGGGACTATTAAAAAGAACTTATTTTACCTTAGAAGTGCTACTCCTTCATTAGCTGGTTTAATGACAGCCACTGATAAGACAAAACTAAATAATTTACCGTCAAATACTTACATTCCTATTGCTGGAGAAATGAAAACATTGGGATTTGAATTTTCCAATAATTTAGGAACAACATTATTTACTATACCTTTCGCGGATAGTACAGGTGGTGGCTTAATTTCTTTAAATGATTTGAGCAGATTTATGGATTTAGGAACAAAACAAGAACTAGACGCTAGATTTAATACAAAACAAGACACCCTGACAGCTGGAAAATATATAGAGATTGAAGATAACGTTATAAATGTTAACTTAGAGAAGCAAGACACAACTGATTACTCTGTTAAATATTTTACTACCAGAGCACTTGAAGATGATTGTGAGATTAGATTAGAAATTGGCTCAGCTGTCCCAACTACTGTTTTAACTTCAATAAGCTACTCTTTAGATAATGGACGAACATGGACTACCAACAATAATGTTGATAATGAAGCAGTTATAGTGACAGCACCAGCTATTGATGAAGGTGAGGAAATAATATGGAAGGGAACTGGTATAGGTGTTTCTACTACCGTCGATAACAACGACCGATACTCAACTTCCTCAGTATTTTACGGCTCAGGACTATTTGAAGTGGAAGGAAATATTATGTCACTGATTTATGATGATAACTTTGCTACTCAAACAACAGCAGATGCAGCAGGATATAATTTTGCCCTTTTATTTTATTCCAAAGATAAGACGAGCAACCTGTATAGTGCTAAGAACTTGATTTTACCTATTAAGATAGTGCCACAATATTGCTATTTGCGAATGTTTCAAAATAGTGCTCTAAAATATGCACCAAGGAAGATAGATGCTGACGAGATAGGCTATTATGGGTGTATGGCTATGTTTTACAGCTGCACTGCACTTATAGAGCCTGTTGAAGAACTACCTGCCATGGTAATTGGAGAAGACGGCTACAGAGCATTTTGTAGTTATTGTTCGAAATTAGAAAAAACACCAGAACTACCAGCAACAACCTTAGCAAAACAAGCGTATTATCAAATGTTTAATTACTGTGACAATTTGAAATATGGACCAAGTGTTTTGCCAGCCCTAGAAGTTGGGTATGAGACATATCGCTCAATGTTTTGGGGACCTAATAAACTAGAGACACCACCTGAGATTTTAGCCACTTCTGTCGGAGTCGGAGGAATGAAGCAAATGTTTAAGCATTGTGAACGTTTAATGTATGCTCCAGAATTACCTGCAACTACTATAGATGCTGAATGTTATAGTGAGTTGTTTAGCGGATGTCACTCATTACTTAGAGCACCCAAACAACTACCAGCAACAACTCTAGCGGAAAAATGCTATTATTTAATGTTTAATGAGTGTTTGTCTTTAACAGAAGTAAACGATAACCTTAGAGCGAATGAACATTTTCTACCAGCAACAACTTTAGCTAAAGGATGTTATAGGGGTATGTTTCAATTTTGTAGGTCACTATATGCCCAGCCGATACTGTATGCTACTACTTTAGCTGAAGAATGCTATGAAGGGATGTTCAGTGACTCAGGCATCTCTGTAACTCAACCTATTTTACCAGCAACAACTTTAGCAAAACAATGTTATTATATGATGTATAATAATTGCAGCAATGTGACTTTCCCACCTTTATTACCAAATGCAACTCTAGCAGAAAACTGCTATCAAGAGTGTTTTAGTTGGAATGTAAATGCAAGAGAAGTTAGATTATTGTTTGACGGCACTGCTGAAGAATTAGCATCAGCTAATATAAATAATATAGTTGAATTCAATAGTAGCACAACAATTAATGCTATAGCATGCAATTATGGCAAACTTTATTTAGCATCATCAACATTAGCAAATGATGATAACTTCTTAAAACAGTTTAATGGCTGGGACTTATATTTGAATGATGTCTTTGTTAAGAAAATTAACGTAGTATAAAAATATTGGAACTCAATTAGTTATGTGTAAAATAAGATTTGGAAAAAGGATAAAGTTTATATGGACGTTACTTTTAAATGGAGAAGTCATAAATTTAAGTGACCATGCTGTAGAAGTTGAGATTACTTTGCCTAATAATAATACTGTGATTGCAAAGCCAGAAGTGAACGAGAATGTTATTACCTTTTATTACCAAGGGCATAGTATAGGGAAACATTATATAACATGCTATGTAGATAGAAGAACAGAGAATGAGACAATGATAGATGAACCTGTACCATTTATATTAGTTGATAAGACTTGGAAAGAATGTCCTGAGTTTCCTGCTAATAACCTAAAAACAGAGACATTAGATTTACAAGGGACATTAGATATAAGTGGCGATTAAATAATTTCATAGTTGTTATGTTGAGGGATAGGTGATTTTATATTACCTGTCCCCTTTTTAGGTAAAAACGCAAAAAAATTACGGCATTTCGTAAAAAAGTTATGAAAAAATTTTCTCGCTATGGGGCAAATGGTTAATTTTGCACCACCAAACTTAAACAATAACGCCCTAAAACACAGAGAATTATGAAGACATTCAAAATTACTTTCTTCGAGAAATTCAACACCTTCAAGGTAGAGACTTATCACAACGTAGTAAATCAATCAGCTATGATGGAGAACATTGCTAATCACATCGTAACATTAGAATTAGACCCAATGGTAAAAGCTGAAGCAGAAGGCAAGGATTACACAGAAGCAGTCAATCACCTTTTGAAATATGACATTGCAGATATAGATAAAGATTACGCACACAACTGGTACGAAAATATCTAAATAACCAACGGGTATGGGGACTAGCCCCCTACCCATTTTATTAACCTTTTAAATTTTTACAACTATGAGAAAGTTAAATGACAACCAGAGAATTGCTAAGACCGTTGAGCAGATGTATGCTATCTTCAACCGTTTCAAGATTGACGCTACCCATATGGGTGGAATCAAAGAAGCCTGTGATAAGTATATTGACATCATCAAGGCAAGAGAATTGGAAAGGATTGAGGCAGAGTTGAAGCGCCTTAATGAGTATAAGAAGACCTTGATGAAGAGCTAAGATGATGACAGTATTAGAACACCAATTTATGGTGCGTGTACCTAATGAGCTACATAGACTGAATGAGAACATTGAACAACTGATAGAACTTCTAAAAGAACGCAAAGATGAAAACTCCTAATGGATATGAGTTTACCACAACCTTCTGGGGAGACTTCAGTATTGCAGATGCCTTCGGACTTGATGCTATTCAGGACACATATAACAATGCATTCACATCATGGAAACACGACCATGTATATCTGACAGAACTGGCACTAGTGCTGAACTGGAAGATATGGTGGTGGTGGCAGAAAGGCAACGAAGATTACTCCAAACTATATGACAAGTTATGGAAAGAAGTCGATGCCTATGCGATGGACAACTTTAAAGGTGAAGAACTACAGTTTTACATTCATGTGACTGACTAAATGCATGCAGGTGGGCACAGAATTTTGGTAGCATTCCTTTTGAGTTGTCACCCACGTAAAATAACTGAGAACTGAAAACGGAACAAAGGACAGGTTTATAAACCTGTCCTTTTTTAATCATTTATACAATGATAATTGTATTATATCATTATGAATAATTTAAGTGGCTAGAAGCAATATCTAGCCATTTTTTGCGTTATATATAAAATGTTTTATTTAAATTATATAATTAGATGTATTACGTATTTTACAGGCAGTATTTTAGAGAAGAATACTCTGAAGTTGAAGCAAATGATTTGAAAGAAGCAGTTAAGAATAGGCATAACAACCCCTATAGCCCAGATGGTGAATGTCTAGAACATATGAGCTATAGTGTATATAAATCTAAGGATGCCTATGACAAAAACGATGACCCTATTGTAGAAGATGTCCTAATTACACCTTCGGATATTGATAGGATATTAAATGACAAAATGACAACTTGAAGTTACATTTTAGCCGCCTATTAAAGAAAAAACATATCTCCATTAAAAAAAGATATATATTTAATAGGCGGATTTGAACTTTATTTATTAATTTTGCCATACAAAATAAACGAAACTTTTAATTTAATATTGTATGGCACACAAAATTGTTTTATTTTCAAGGACCAGTACTGTTCAACAAGATGTTGAACAACAGACTAAAGCACTTATTAAAGAAGGTGAACGTCTTGGGTATTCAAAGGAAAACCAAATTATAGTTGAATATCAGGAAAGTGCTATTTCTCTCAATGCTAGCGAAAGAGCAGGTATAAAGAAACTAAAGAAAGTCATCGAGGAAGACAATAGTATTGATACTATGCTATGTTGGGAATTGACACGTATAGCTAGACGTGCCGATGTGATATACAACATAAGGGATTTCTTGATAGAACATAAGATTAGGTGGATTGTTATGAAACCATCTACTATGGAACTTATAGATAGCAGTGGTAAACTTTCACAAATGTCATCATTACTATTGGGTATTTTTACGTCATTTGCGGAAAGTGAAATGCAAATCAAAAAAGAACGTTTTGCTAGAGCTAGGGCGGAATTAAAAGCACAAGGACTTAAAAGTTGTGGTGCTACAAGATTCGGATATTTGAAAACGAAAGAAAAGAAATGTATTCTTCATCCACTACATAGTAAAATCATAATTGATGCATTTACTTATTATAGTGAGAATGAAACGTCTTTGTATGGAACTTATCTTTATTTAAGTGGAAAATATCCTGAGATATTCCCTGTAAAAGAATATAAGAAAGCACAACGAGCAATTGCGCATATGTTTGACAAAGAAGTATATGCAAAAGGTGATTGGTGCTATCCTCCTATAATAAGTGAAGAACTGTATAATAAGGTGCATGAAAAACTGAGCAAAGGAAAATGCAATGCCAGATATAATAGCAAACTAGAATTACTTTGTAGAGGACATATATATTGTGGTAAATGTGGAAGGAAATTAGTTGGTTGTGGTGGTAATGTACAAGGTTATGTATGTGCTACAGACAAACTACATAGTTGTCAAATAAACATTAAAGCAGCAGATTGGATTATGTGGGAGCATTGCCGTACTATAGTTAATATAAATGGTATGTTTGAAGACAATGAAAGGAAATTAGAATTAAATCAAGACATAACAGCTAAAAAGAACTTATTAGAAGGATATAAGACTTCTCTAGAGGACATACAAAACAAGAAGAATAAGTTGTTAGACCTATATATAAATAATAAGATTGATAAAATTCTGTTTGACAATAAACTAAATGAAATAGAAGAGACAGAGAATGAATTGAACAAAGACATGAACAAAATTATTGGACAAATCAATTCATTACAAGGACTTATAGATGAAATAAGTAACAATATTGGACCAAAGAATATAGTGGTAGATAATGTAACTGACTTCAATACTAAACTAGAATATATAAAGAAATATATTGACAAGATGATAGTGACTAATGTTGAGAATGGAGTAAAGACAATAAGATTTGAATATACAAGACCACTAATTGATATTAGGTGTACATACAGATATGAAGCAAAAAATCAATATAAGTTTGTATGGAGAATCAATGAAGACGGAACTGAAGACCTGATATTGAAGGAAGGTAAGTTATCGAAAAGGAATGAATTAGGAATCTTCTACAAATAAATATAATACCTACAGGAGATTGGAGAGGCAGCAATGCCTCTCCATTTTTATCTGTCGTTTCACCAGATGCATTCTGAGAGGCTCAAAATCATTTTATATATAAATCCATATAAAACAGCTTTGAGCCTCTCAGAACGCATCAGAATGAATGTCATAAAAACTGCATTTTTTTTATATCATTTCATTATATTATTTATGAAATAATTCATTATTTTTATATATAAGATAGTATTACTAGCTAGCTAGTGATTCTATCTATAAATAAAAGATTTTTATGATATGGGTGATTTAACGTACAATTTTAGTAAAAGGGAATTTGAAGCCAGCTCTACAGCTGCTAAGCATAAGATAAACAATAATATACCCTTAGAATATGAAGATAACCTTATAAGACTGGCTAGAATGTTACAGAAGATAAGGGACAAATATGGTAAACCAATAATAATAGGCAGTGGCTATAGATGCCCTGCCGTAAATAGATTAGTTGGTGGTGTGGGCTCTAGTCAACAC